TCCAGCAATGTCCGGACAAACGAACTCAAGCCAGACAGTGCGGCGGTTCCCGCCCCGGTAAAATACGGCAGCTTGTCCGCGGATGCAGCCAATGCGCCCAGTGCAATGAGATTTGCGTTCGAGAGCGATTCCTGCAAGGCAACATTGGTCACCCCGGCCACAAAATAATCCCCAGCGGCCCAGGTGCGCGGGGTAGTCCCATCCAGTCCGCGTCCACCTGCCGCGATGGTGAGGCTATCCGCACTGCGCGCCTCGACCTTCACGATTTCCCTGTTACCCGAAACATCCTTGAAGATGCCGTAAAAATAATCGCCAGCGCCGAGCACCGGGAAGAGAATTCCTTTCCCGGCCTCTACCGTGAAGCTTAATCCGGTGGCTCCGCCCGGCGCGGAACTGACTATGGCTTTGCCGAAATTAGAGAACTTGAGTCCCATGCTTTACCTCTTGTTTATCTTCGGGCCATGATGGATGTTCTTAGTGGAGTCCTAGTGTAGTTTTTCGCTACACGCACGCCTGCCGCCGCTGTCTTGATTGCGAATTGCTGCTGGTGATATGCGGCAAGCTGTGCATTGGTGTAGGGCTTCTTTGGTGAGAGCATCAGCCGCAGCAGTGCGCCGTGAACAATCGCCTCGCGGTACTCATTAAACTGCACGTCGTCTATTCCGGCGCTGGCGGGCGACGGCTTCAGCGCCACGATCATGGTTAGCACCGCCGCAGCGTCCGGGTGTGGCACTAATATGACAGAACCTGCCCCACTCAGAATATATTGCGGGGGGCTAGTCCGGTTGCGCCAGTTCTTGGCGCTGATGCCGGTTTCACCCTTATATGGTGCTATTTCTTCTCCATTCAGTGCCGCAAAGGTAATGGCATGCACGACCGCGCCCTCTGGCGGCGTAAAGGCATATTCCGCAGTGCCTCCCACTACTGAAATACCCGGATGCTCAGTCAGCCACGCTAGCGACTGTTCACAAAATACAACTGCGGATTGGCGCAACGCGCTATCGATCGCGGCAAAAGTGCAACCGGGCACGTCTGGCATTACGAGATCATAGAAATCTCTCCACAGCTTCATAACGGGGCCTCCGCAGCGAACAATTGAGCGAACATCGAAGCGCGCCCGGAGTTGACATGCTCATCGTCGGTCATCTCCGCCCTGGCCGTAACATAATCCGCAACGGTCTGAACGTACTCGGCGGGGAGTGGAAAAGCGTCTGCCTGTCCCTTATCGCCATCCGGTAAATTGCCGAACTGTCCGATGAACAAATCCGGTCGCCGCTTGAGCATTTGCAGCATTCCCTGGTTGGCGAAGGACAGCAATGTGGCGTCTGAATATCTTGCTTTGTCCGAATCGTTGAGCGGGACGCGCGCCAGGTCGATGACCGACTGATAAGTGAAAGCCATGGGTTTCCTCCTTACTCCGCCATCTCGCGTTTGGAAAACAGGGCGATCACTTTATGACGGAGTGCTTCTTCGTTCTGACGCTTGTCCAGCCGCTCGTTATAGTGACGCTCGGCATACTCGACCAGCGTTTTTTTATTCATGGCGTGAAAATCGACTACTGGGAGGGGTTCCTCCACTGCTTCCGCTTGCTCGGCGAGGCCCACAGCCTCGTCGCTTCCGTCAGATTCACCTGCAGCTTGCCACGTGTCCGTAAAGACAAGCAGGCGTTCGGCAACCTCAGCGGCCACATTCCTGACCTGGCCCTGTTCCCACCGCAGTCCAACGCCGCTGATGCTGTCAGTCTTGATACAGGTACCTATGTATTTAACTTGAGGCATTACTAAAGCTCCATAAAAAAGCGGCCGGCTTTTCAACTGGCCGCTCCCATCCACCGCGGTTTTTACCTGATCCCTACCCCGTCGCCCTTCACTATCGCCGTCACCTTGCCTGAGGCAAATGTTGCTGACGATGTCGTAAGCGTAATGATCAGGTACACTGGTTTTTCGAACTTGATAGGTTGAAACGCCAGCGAAGTGCGCCCTGCATTCCTGAGTAATGTAGTGCCTGCGGGGGCAAAATAATCATCATCCGCGATAGGGCCATCCTCCGGGTTCAAGGGCGAATAACCCACTTTGCATGCGATGGCCGGCGCGCCGTTCGAGTCCAGGTCATCGTTGACGATATCGACGTCAATCACATCAACGCCCGCCGGAATGATGACGGGGCGGTAAACATCGCCCGAGATGCCGGCGGTCGGCGTCACCGACCCGTAAACCACCACGGCGTTGCCATATCCACCCATGTGCCGGGGCTTGCTGCTTAAATCTGCTGCGCTAAAAGTAGCCATTCATAACTCCTGAAAAATAACATGTAGCTACCGATACTGTTGAAACGGAGCTGATCAAACAAGCACCCGTTTCACCGCTATTCCTGCTTGAATCAGAGAGGTACTGCGGAGTCGACCGCGATAACGCCGAAGTCTGTCGGTACCTTGGTACCTGTGCCATCATCGACCGAGAAGCGCACCTTGCTCTTTCCGCATACCTTCTCGCCCATGACTTCAAGATTGCTCTCGAAGTTATACCAGTGCTCTTTCCAGCCGAACTGCAAACCGCTGACTCTGGTCTTGCCATAAGCCACGCCAAGTGCCTGCGCCCCTAGTAACAAACCGCGTTCCACAGCGTAGCCTGCCGTTAACGAAGCGTTCACCGCTTGGTCGGTTTCGGTGGCGGTGGCGGCGTTGCCGGCGGTGACGATCCTGGTGCTCTCTCCCGGCGTGAAACGAATTGCCCGCTCGTTCTTGATCACCAGAATGCCGTTCCACATGCCGACTTCACCGGCAAAAAGCGGGTGGCGGGTATCAAGATAGGCTGAGCGGTTTATTGCGTTCTGCTGGAATGCGCGTAACGAACCCTCGGTCAGCAGCACTGAGTACTGGTTTGGTGTGGCGAGAAAAACCCACATTTTCGAGGTCTGCGCTGCGCGGTCGCCTGGCAGCTTTACCGATTGCAAAGGCTGATCCATATCGTCCAGACGCTTGCGCAAAATATCCAGATGCGAGAGTTTCAGCGCATCGGTGGATACGATCGAACCCAGTTGTTGACCTCCGGCGGCCAGATTCGCACCATTAACGACAAAATGCCGGTTGAAGGTGGGCGCCTTCACCGGGTTGACCATGATCTCGGCGAACTTGCTGCTGGATTGCACCGGTATCGTCCAGTCCGTTCCGGTTTGAGATCCACGTGCACCGGCCAAGTGAACCAGCGATTCCTGTGTGTCGAGCCGAGGGAAGTAGCCGGATAGTTGCGCCAGCGCAATTTCGCGCAACTGATGCTTGGTGCGTTGCTGCGACATACTGCCGCCGGCGTCGATCACTTTGCTCGACAGGTTGATCTTGATCTCCATTGAAGAGAACGAGAGCGCGTCTCCCTTGCCTTCGCGGTTGACATCTCCCATCAATGGTTCGCCGCTTACGGTATCAACCAGATCCAGGGAAACGATGTCACCCGCGGACTTCATCAGGTTGTCGATACGAACAATCGGCATTCCCGCCGTTGTCTGGCCGGCAATCTTCTCCATCGCTGCAGAAGGCTCCACCGATCCGGACAGATTTTCGATTGCAGACGCGCCCTTCAGCGTGTTGGCCAGGAGGGCGGCGCTATAGTGTTTAACGGCAATCGAACTACCGCTTGCTACGTTTGTTTCAGCCATTTCGTAAATCCTTAATCAAGTTCGGCTCTCAGGGCAGCGGCTTTGTGCGACGGCATTTGCATCAACTTCCGGGCCAATTCATGAGGACTCAGATTGTCGATCTGCTCTCGCTCAGAGGCTGGATTTGCGCCACCTTGAATATCCGATAGGGTTATGGGTTTCCTTACCGGAGCGCTCGACAGCTTTGCTTTCGCATCGGCTTTCGTTTGCTCGGGGTCGGCATGTTTTTCTGGCAAAGAAGCTTCCGGCATAATCGCCCTGACACGGCGGACAACTTCATCAAACCGCTCCGAATAGGGCTTTCCGGCCCATCTGGCACTGGTTCTCAGAATCTCATCCTGCTTCAGGGCTTCCTCCCACGCTTGTGGATCGCTGCTTTCC